CCGATCAATAAATTAGTAAGTAAATAATAATATTTACCTTCTTCTTTAAGAGCGGAAATCGGGAAAGGCGAGATCTCGTTACCTTTTCAGAATAAACGTTTTGTAAATTCGAAAAAGTGCGGAGATTCATATGTCTTTAGTTTAGAAAATTCTAGACCTAAAGATAATATAACTTCCTTATAAAGAGTGGCCAACCTGCTATCACCAATTACAATATCATCACCTAGTAAAAAATATTTTGCATTCCTAAAAGGAATACCAAGTTCTTTACAACAGTAGAATAATATGTAATGATGAGAAACCGCGAAAGAGGCAAAAGATGAATAAGCTCCCATTGGATTACCAACACTATAGGATATCAACCTATTGTGGTAAGAAAATGGGAGCCCAATCATAATGTATTCTCAAGCGTTGACATAAGTCAAAGGTAAAATACCTGAAAGGACAGCTTTTTCTAACCTTATTGGAAAACGATCAGTAGCTGCTGTTAAATCAACAGAACTGAAAGTATCCCAAGTTAGAGCAGTATCCTTAAAGGCACTCTGATTAAACGTTACATCCTGAGGTATGTTCCTTAAAACAGAATAAAGATAAGAATGTAGAGGTCTAAGAGCACTTTGAGAAAAGTAATCTAAGATACCCACAATTCTTATTTTAAATTCTTTATCACCAAAAGATACTAACCTACGTAAAGGAGAAGGGTATAAAGCCTTTCATTTACGAAAGATAATATCTAATGATTTCAAAAGAAGATCTATAGAGTAATGAAGCTTAGGACCTCCCACCAATTTAATAGCCTTAACAAGATCTTTATGATCTATTAAAGCAAATAAATCGGAGAGGGAAGTTCAAGTCGCATTACCATGAGATCCTGATACAGGACCAGATGCAGTCATAAGCTTAAAGCTTTTGAATTGCAACCTCTTTGGTATAACGTTAGAAGAACGTCGATACCCTAATTCTCGTCAGAAGTCACTGATATACTTTTCTATATGAAGAGGGTATCCCTTAATAGGGGGCCCTTCAATAGATTGTAGATCAGCTGAAGTGATTTCACTTCCTTCTTTGATAGATCTTGTACAAAATAATATAGTATTGATCAAACGCAGTAAATTTACTGGGTAAGATCCTTTACGTATTATATGTATAAGATCACCGAAAATTATGGGAATCCCATCACTCGTAGTCTTAATACTAGACTTGATAGGAGTCCCGGCAAGGTAATTTAATCATGTTGTCCTTATATTTTTAATATAAGGAACAAACGATTTAATCCCTTTAGCCTTGAGACTTTTATCAAGCTTTAGTAAAAGTTTTACCAATAATGGTTGTATCCCAATTAAATCAGGCATTGCTGCTTGAATTAATCAGTTGATGACCCTATTAGATAATCTAAATAATAATGTTGAAAATTTGATTTTCATCTTTAAAATTAGATTCTTATAGAATAATCAGTTGTATCCCCTAACCGGGGGTGCAGGA